CAAATCTCCCTCTGGGGCGGCATCCTTCAGCCGCGCCTCCAGATGAAAGCCCAGGCGCTCGTCGAACTCGCGCGCCGCCGTGTTCGTTTCCGCCACCAGACCCGTCACCCGCTTGCAACCGCACTCGATGAACGGGTAGTAAAACGTATACCAGAGCAGTTCCTTCGTCATCCACCGCGAATGCGGAAGCGACGCGACGTGCATCATCATGTTCGCCCCGTTCCAGTTCTCGAACCAGATGCCGGCCAGTATGCGCCCCGTCTCCATGTCGGGCATCATGTCGGCAATGCCGATGCCGCGCCCCGACTCGAAGCCGTAGGGCGTCTCCAGAATCTGCTGCATGAACTGGCTGATGACGCGATCGTTGCCGATCAGGAGCCGCTTCATAGCGTGCCCCCGCGGTGGAACTGGAAGTCGGTGGCGAGCCACGTCGTCGGGAAGATCGTCGCGGTGCGGAGGAAGATCGCGCCCGAGAAGCCGATGTTGTTCAGTCCGAACCAGCGCTTCCACGTCCGTTGCTGCCCGCTCCACTGACCCGCGTCCCAAAGAGCACCATCCCAGAGGAAGGCGAGATCGCCCGTCTCGATCGTCGGCAGTTGGGAAGCGTTCTCCACGATCTCGAAGTCGACGTTGAAGAACACGTCCGACGCAGGCTCGCCGTCGGAGAGGAACACCGGGCGGCAGAGCGACCAGCTTTTCTGCGAGGGCGAGCCGAAGTAGTTGAATGCCTGCAGGCAGCGGCACTGGATAGACTTCCCGCCGGAGGTGGGCAGGGCGCTCGTCACCCGGATGTCGCCTCCGCTGGTGACGCGGGTGTCGCCATCGCTCGTCACCCGGATGAAAGACTCTTGCGTCGGGTCGTCGACGCCAACGTCGTCCCACGCGCGCCCGACGTAGCCGTTGCCGCCGAAGTAGGGCTCTTCGTAGAAGTTCTCCCAGCTCCACGCGACGTAGCCCTTGATCGTGCACCACGCATCCAGAATGGTGTTCATCAGGAACTGGTACTGCCCCGCCGTGTCGGGCACGTTCAGGTAGAGCTGGTTGTGGCGGGCGGAAGTGAACAAGTCCCATCCGAAGAGTCCGGAGAACTCGTCCACGACCGCCGAGAGCGCGTGCTGGATGATGTCGGTGATGGGCGGCTGCATCAGCATCTTCGACTGCGCGAGCAAGGAACTGAGCGCCATCACGCCATCTTCGGAGAGAATCAGGACGTCCGAGCCGAAGGGCGCAAGGCAGCGCCGCCCAACCGTCGCGCCCATCGTATAGACGCCGACGAGCGTGAAGGAGTCGGAGACATCGGGGTCGAAGCCGTTGAAGACGGCGACGTTGCCCTTGGATGAGACGAACACGCTCTGGTCGTCCATGCCGGCGCCGGTATCGACCGACCACGCGATGCACGCCTGGGCGTAGCCCCCGAGCGGGAATATCTCGCCGCAGTCGAAGAGCGATACCTGTCCCGACACCTGATCGACCGGCAGATACCACACGCGGGTCGAATCCTTCTCGACGAACCAGAGGCGGCGGTGCATCTGCGAGACGTTCACGAGGTTCTTCGAGTCGAACCACGGGAAGAGTCCTGCATCCGCCGTGATGACGCAGTTCGCCCACGTCGTCCCGTTGTAGAACTGCGGCGTATCCACGCCGTTCACTGCGACGGTGAAATCCCCAGTGATGTTCGCCAACTGCACGTATTGCCAGCGGTCGTTGCCGAACCCGCTCGCCACGATGTCGCCCGCCGAATAGGCACCGCCGGCCGAGGCGTCGATGAAGTTGCCGTTGGCGCAGGCGAATATCTTCTCGGTGCCGTCGGGGGCGTTGTACTTGATGATCGTCTCGACCGGGGCATCGTCTGGGATGTTGTAGTACCACCGCGTCCACCCCGGGCGCACCATCAGGCCCGCACTCGTCGGGAAGAAGTTCTCCAGAATGACCGCCTGCGTTGGCGGCATCGAGGCGAGCGCATCGCGCACGTTCAGACCCCCGACCGGAGCAGGCAGGCTCGTCAGCATGGAACGCTGCTGAACGGGCGGGGCGAATTGTGTCGCGCGGACCATTATTGCTGCTGCATCCAGTTGCCGTCAGGGACGTTGTAGATCGTGATGAGCGGGAAGGCCGGTTGCCGCGCCATCGACAGGATCGGGCCACCCGAGTCCTGAGCGATAGCATCATCGAGATTCGTCTGGAACTCCGCGGCGAAGGATGTCGTGTCGAACTGCTTCGCCTGATAGAAGCGGAGCTTCACGCCTGAGATAATCAGGCGATCGTCGAAGATCATGGTATCGGTGTCGTTGTCGCACTTCTTCTTCGGCTGTCCGTTGTCGGCGAGCGCCCACCACTTGCTAATGTAGTAGTAGGAGAAGGTGATCGGAACGGGCGCTCCCTGCCCGGGGATAGGCCAGAGCTCGAGCGCATTGCCGACCAGCCGAAACCGCTCGCGCGGCCCAGTCGAGAGGATTCCGGACTTCAGCCACTGCCACTGCTGCGAAGTCTCGGGCCCGATCAGCGGCCAGCGGTTCACGCGGTCCCATTCGGTCTGGGTGATCGGGCGGGCGAAGTCGTCGGGCAGGGGATAGGTGCCCTGTCCGGCGACTGCCGTCACCGTCGCGTCGCGGAAGAGTTGCCGCCAGACTCTACGCTTCACCAGCATCTCGCCGGTAACGTTCAGCAACGCGCCCAACTGCTGCGGTATCAGTTCCGAAGTGGCGTAGATGGAGGCTGGCGGCGCCAGCCCCATCTCAACCGCTGCGCTTTGCGCGAGTTCCAGTGCCGTTGTCATCCTGGCCTTTCAGAGCCATGCCAGCCGTCAGCGACTCGAAGAGGTCCGAGAGCCGCTTGATCTCGTCCTTCTGTGCTGCCAGTTCTTCCTTGAGCGCCGCATTCTGCTTCGCCATCTTCTGCGCGAACGCCGAATCCTTGGCCTGCGCGACGAACGCCTCCGCCTTGCGCTTCAAGTCGTGGAACCCCATGACCTTCGCCCCGTAGACGTCGGCGAGCGTCGCCACCTGTTCCACGGTCAAGACGTTCAGGTAGTTCAGTTCCTCGGCCTGCGCGCGGGTGATCGCGGGCCAGTCGCGGAGCGGCGTGCCGCTCAAGTCCTGCGTCTGGTTCTGCTCGAACTGCTGCCACATGCGGGCGAAGCGCCGCTTATGCGTCGCATCCGCAATGGTGTCGATCAGCGTGCTTTTGTCGCCGGGGACGAGGATCTTCACGAACGGAACGGCGTCGAAGATCGGACGCCCCTCTTCCTCGCTCTTCTCTTCGTTCCGCAGCGCGCCCATGTAGAACTGGACGAACAGCTTCTCGTCGCCCGGCTCCATCGGCGGCACATCCATCTGCTTCTGCATCTGCTGAAAACCTTGCATGACTGTCCTCTCGTTTTAGATCGACACTTCGCCCGGCGGTCGGTAGCCGTCCTTCAGACTAATCAAGTGCGCTCTCGTCCAGCATACATCCATTCCATTTTTCCCGGTCGTGTACAGCCGGGCAGCCTGAAAACGCACCGGGGTATCGATGTACATAGCCCAGCGCCGATCGGTGTAATAGAGCCAACTGTTCTCGTTCCAGAAGCTGACGTGGGTCGGGTCCTGGAACGCTCCACGCCCATCGGTCGATGGGACTTGCGCGAAGATCCAGCCACCGGGAGCTAGGACGCGGTAGCACTCCTTCATCGTATGCAGAGGGCTCGGCAGATGCTCGAAGACGTCATAGGCGCGGATCACGCCTACCGACGAATCGGCAAAGGGCCAACGCTCAGCGAGATCGCACTTGATGTGTGCGTCTTTGCGATCGACCGTCTCGAAGCCTCTGTGCGCTCCGAAGCGCCCGCCAAGTTCGATGCAACGCAGCCCGTTGCGCTTCGCCCAGCACAGGGCCATGTCCTCGGCGTAGACGTCGTGGAGGCGCAATGTGTTGCTCTGAATCTCCTGATTGTGCTTGAGCCAACTGTTCCCGCCATGCACGCGGTAAACGTAGAGCCCCTTGTCGATGTGGGCAAACTCCGTAGCCTGATACATCCGGCACATCAAGTCCTGATCATCCAGAACACGCATCTCTCTGGAGTAGCCGCCAACGCTCTCGTAGACGGATCGCCGAAAGGCCCGAAAGTGATTCGGCGCGTACCAGATCTTCGCAAGCGAGGCAGGTGTTGCGTCGAAGGTGATGGGCTCGTCGAGCAGCGACCCTGCGTACTCCGTTTCCCGGTACTTCCATCCGAACTCCTGTCCGAACCGATTGACCTTCTTGCCTTCGGCATCGCAGTGCAGCGCGTTGGAGTAAACGAAGCCGATGCGCTCGTCGGCGAATGCTGCCTTGCAATCGGCGACTGCGGTCGGCATCAGGAGATCGTCGTGGTCGAGTTCGAACAGGATCTCACCACGCGCCCGCTCGCAAGCCATTGCCTTGAGCGGCCCGACGTATTCCGGCGCCTTGTATACGACGTGCGAATGCACGCGATCGTCGGAGAACTCGATCGGTACGCCGCCGTTGTTGTAGACGATCTCCCACTCCCAATCGGGATCGGTCTGCGCTTTCAGGCTCTCGTACACCTTCGGCAGAAAGGTACTGTCGCACGACGGAGTGAAGATGGAGAACGTCATGACGTCTTGGTGATCTTCAAGTAGCCTTGGTCGACACCCCATGCCTGCGACGCCTGCACGCCCTTGATCTGCACCCCGATCACAGGCGAGCCGGAGCCCGGGACAGTGATGATTCCCTTGAGTTCCACCGTCTGCGACCCGGCGACCCGCTGTATCGGCAACGTGCCACTGCCCTGCGCGGTCTGCGCATAGGAAGCATCTCCGGTAGTGGTCTGGGCGCCGACGACGCGCCCGAATACCGTCGCACCGCCGACCGAGCACTGCACGCCGAATTGCGCGCCCTGAGTGCCCGCTGCCGGATGAGCGATCAGGACTGCTTGATATTCCCACTGCGAGCCTGTAGGCACGGTGAGGCCGGTGAAGACGTTAGTCACGGTCTGCGCCGCAGCGTTGGTCTGCGAACCCAATACCTGGAAGTTGACCTGATTCCCGAGTCCCGTCGTCCCTTGCGTACCCTGATTGCCTTGCGGGCCTTGCGATCCATTCGATCCCGCGGCACCTTGGTCGCCCTTGGCGCCCTGTGCACCTGGACTCCCTTGCGCGCCGGGAGAGCCTTGGGCGCCAGGAGTGCCTGCCGTTCCCTGCGAACCCGGAGAACCCTGTGCACCAGGAGAACCTTGGGCTCCCGGACTTCCCTGCGCCCCCGGACTGCCGGTCGCTCCTTGTGTACCCTGATCGCCTTGCGCGCCAGGAGCGCCGGCGGTTCCTTGTGTTCCTTGACTGCCTTGCGCGCCTGTCGAACCAGCAGTTCCCTGCGTGCCCTGACTGCCTTGCGCACCGGGAGCTCCGGTGGCGCCTTGTGCGCCTTGATCTCCCTGAGCACCAGTGGTTCCGATAGCCCCTTGTGCACCCTGATCTCCTTGTGCTCCCGCGGCACCTGAAGTCCCCTGTGTTCCTTGTGTCCCTTGATCGCCCTGTGCACCCTGCGTTCCGGTGGTGCCAGTACTGCCCTGAGTGCCCTGCGTACCTTGAGTGCCTTGCGTCCCCTGCGAGCCCTGTGCGCCTGGACTTCCTGTCGCGCCCTGCACACCTTGCGGACCTTGCGCGCCACTTCCCGCTGCGCCTTGGGCGCCTTGATCTCCTTGCGGTCCCTGTGGCCCACCGAACGCGCCCTGCGCCCCTTGGGGGCCTTGCGGCCCCTGTGATCCGGGCACGTAAGGGACGCCGTTGATCGTGTCGACGAAGAGATCGCCGATACGTCCGGTTGCGACCTGCAGGCGGGTGCTTGCCATCTACGCAACTCTCGATACCTTCCACTCGGTTGTCACCCCGGTAACGGCAGGCGCCGGAGCTTCCTTCCACGTATAGACGTGATGCCCGAAGTGCCCGAGATGCCTGCTCGCGGTGTGGTCGACCAATACCTTGAATCCCGCCTCCCGCACGCGCTGGCAGAACGGATTGTCCTCCGTCGAGATTTCCTTCTGCGCCTCGTCGTAATAGGGCAGGAACCACGGGCGCGGCACCTTATCGAACACCTGCGCTTCGATCAGGCAAAAGCCGAATCCCGTGTACCACGCTTCCTCCATCGCAACCGAGTTCTCGCCCGTGTGCATCATCCCCGAGCGGTCGGCCTTCGTCGCCGTGAACTCGAATGGCGTCTGCCGCTTCGGGTAGTTGCAGGCGACGTAGGGCAGTCGGCGGGAGAGCAGCATCTCCATCAGGTTCGGGTTGAACACCATGTCGTCGTCGATGAAGAGGACGTGCGTGCAGCCCCATCGCATCGCGCCGTTGACCAGTTCCTCCCGGTTGTTCGGGATGTTGCTCGACTGGCGAATGAACATCCTGATGTCAAAGCCGGACGCTTCCGAGCGCGAGCGCAGCACCTGC